AAAAATAAACTACGTAGTTAACTATTTGTCAAGAAAAAACCCACCAGAGTGGGTTTTATTTTACTTAACCGCCTAACTGACCGCCACCGCCGGTAAGGTTAGTACTGCGAGTTTGTTTAAAGTTAGCTGTTCCTACGCCAGCAGTAGCACCTACTTGAACACAGTTATCTGGCTGGATTGTAATATCAATCTCTGCCTGTGTTTGAACTGAATAGTCTAATGCGTTGTAGTTAGCAACTGTAACGTAGCAACCGTAGCACTCCCAAGTTTCTAATGCTGTTGGAGCAGATGCGCCGTTGCCGCCGTCTAGCATCTCAATACGCATGGTAAACTTGTAGTCTCCACCTGATGCTGCACTGCTTTGTTCAAAGAAATCAAACTGCTTTTGTAACTGCTCGCCGACTAGTTTGCTAACAGCACCAGTTACGTCATCACGTAATTTGATTGCTATAGTAGACCATACTGGTTTACCAGCAAAGTTAATCTTTGAGTTGTATACATCGATAGTCTGGTTAGCAAATGTAACCGTTGGTCTAACTGCTGTTGCAACTTGTTTTGTAAGTTCTGTAGTACCAGCAGACACGCCAAAGTTTTCAAACTGAATTCTAAAACGATACTTCAGTTTTGGCATCAGCATACCTTGTGAGGCAGCTGATTGTCCTGATGCTAGTGGAACTGTAAATCTTGATAATGATGCGATTGACATATTTTTATGCTCCGTTTATATTAACCTAGACCCTTGATCTCGCCAGTGTTCTTCAAGCGTAATGGAATGTAAATAAATTCCACTGCTTTTACTGGTTCAATAGCTACGTCTAGATATAGTTCACTACGATCAATTCTAGCCGGAGTGTTATTACTTGTATCACACACTACTAGGTAGTCGTATAGCGCACGTTGTCCTACTAACTCTAACAATAGGCTTTCTGCTGCACCCTTAATTTCGTTACGTGTAATTGTATCGTTTGGTTCAAATACATATGGTTTAGCTAACTGAGCAAACTGTCTACGTAGATAAATTACCAAACGTGCTACGTTAATACGATCTAAACTACTTGCGTTTTTAGCACGAGTGTATTGACCGTAGTTAACTAGTCCTGTACCTGTAATAAATGTTAACGGATTAACTTTAATGCTGGCTAATGTATCACGTTGACCGTTGTTTAATGCCACTGATTGGAACTCACCTTCGCTAGTAATATAACCAACTGCTGTTGCGTTAGTGATACCACCGCGTCTTGTGCCTGCTGGGGCAAACCATGGATAAGCAACGTTATCGCTTAGAGCAATAGTGCGCAACATCATGTGACTTGGTGGAACAGCCACGTTGTTACCAATGTTATCGCTTGTGAAGCCCCATGGATAGAAGAATCCTAAGTATTCATCACTTGATACAAGACCGTTGTCGTTATCTTCTAAAGCGCCTTTAACGTTGTTACCCCAATTGCTTAATGAAGTAGCATCGGGTGTTAAACGTGGCGGAGTATCAGCAACAATGAACGCTGTTAAACCACGATCGTAGTTTAAGCTGACCATCTCGCCTACTAACTCAGAATATCCTGGGCAAGCAATTAAGTTAAACACACGTGATTCTTCATCACGGATTTGTTGGTTAGCGTTAACAAGAGCCTGTAGGGCTTGGATAACAACTTTACGCTGTGCCTTACGACCAAATGTACCTGACCCGTCTTCTTGGTTACCAGCTTCACTTAACCAACGATGTGGATAGTATGTAGCCATTGACGGGTCACCTGCTAGACGCTTATTGTCAGCTTCAATATTCACATAGTCACGTACAAAACGTTTAACGTTAAATCCTGAACGACGTAAGTTCCATAGCAACATACCTTTTGGATATAGTGCTGGATCCGGAGCATCAAAGTCTAAGAAATTGCTAGTTAACAACTCGGTAATGGTGCTGTCTGTAGGCATATCTGATGTACCACCATCAACCCCCCAACGAGCGTCACGGAATAAAACACCGTCTTCTGAACTTTGATCTGAATTGTCAACTAGTACCCATTTCTTAGTTACATAGTTAAATTTATAAATCTTTGGAAAGTTTTCTAAATCGCTAGTATCAATCCATAAATCGCCATTGCCTAACGCAGTTCCGTCACTTTGTACAGCAGGACGAGTTGCGCTAACAATTGGACCGTTAGGATCAGTTGCTTCACCGCCTGGAGCAGTTTGGTTATAGTTACCATAACCTACCCATGTTGTGCCATTATGAATCAACATATCAACTTCGTCGATCATGGAATTATACCATAACTTACCATTAGCTGGAATAGTTGACGGAGCATCAGCACTTGCGTTAGCAAAGCCAATACGTGAACCGGCAGCACTAATAACAGTTGATGACCATAAACTTGCTAGATACTTAGTACTGTCAGCAGGATCGCTAGGATCTCTCCAAAGGTTACGTGTTGCTAAGCCAGCATTGTCAGGTGATGTATAATAAGATGTAAAGATGCGTGATAATTCGGCGCCAGCTTCACTAGTATCAACCATTCTAAAGTCACCGCCTTGTCTATGGCTAATTGTTACTCTGCCAGTGGCTGCGTCATATTCTGCGCTGATGTTAACTAACCCTGAGCTACCAATTTCTGCTACTAGTGTTTCAGCATCAAGTGCTCCGCCGGCTGCGCCAGCAGTAGTAAACGCAATAGTAATTGGATTAGCTAATGTTGCTGAACCAGTTACACTTTCTTGAATAGTGAATGATACATCTTTGGCCGCAGTAAAAACACTTGGGGCCATGTCAACAGATTGAATAGTTGTTGCGCCGACGCTAGCACGATAAAATAATTTAAAGTTTGCTAATTGTGGGCCAGTGTGGTTTGATCCGCCTTCATCTGTGTTATACTGAACATAGATTGTTTTCAATGCTAAATTAATACCACCACCTGCTGAGTCTAAACTAGCTAGTGCAGCTTGATTAGTTGCGTACAACGGTGCGGCCTTTTCGACCCATGCTCCGGATGCTGCATTATAATTCTTAACTCTCCAACGTGCGCCGTTGTTTGGCTCAGTTGTTTTAATCCATAATGAACCAGTTGGGCGAGGAGTAGCATCAAATGTTTTGTATTGCGGAACGCTTGTGTGCGGAGCAATTGTTAATGCTGGTGGAGCATAAGTACCTGCTGTTAATCCTAATGCGGTTAGTCCGGCATTAGTACCCTCGGCTTCTATAACAATTGATGTGCTTTCAGTGTATAATGCTAGCTTACCATTTACAACGGCAGCACTGATTCCAAATCCTTGTAACGGAGCACTTGCGTTAATAGCTACAACTAATGCCGCTAAGTTTACTGGCTCAGTAAAAATATTAGTATTAATTTTAATAGACTTACCAACGCCGAGTGTTGGCAGAGCTTGTGTACCAGTTACTGCTGGCCAGCTTGATGCCCAGCTTGTACTACCAACTTCAACCCACATTCCTGAAGCATTTTTAAAGTAAACAGTGTTTACAGTAGTAGTTGCGTCAATTACATAGTCGCCTACATAACCAATACTAGCACGAGGAGCACTTCCAGCACCAGCTGATAATTTGCTTACTGCTGTAATAATTGTTGGATATTTAATTGTAAATGTCTGACCGCCGGTAGTTCTTGCGCCGGCGCTGTTCCATTCAAAAATACCATATTGTGTTGACGCTGTGTCAAACCAATATGTGTTGTCTTCTGGATCGCCTAACGGAGCATCGGCTAGCGCATCTAATTGATTTAGGTCAATATTAGCACGTACTACATACGCACGATTGCTTACACCTAAATAACTGTATGCGGCTTGTAATCCGTATTCATTCTGTTCACCAGCATGGATAGGATTGTTATTCGCATCAGTTTTAAATACAGGTGTACCAAATGTATCTGCCAAATCTTTCTGACTTGTTAGTAGATAAACTTGGCCAGCGTTAGCGGCAAGCGTACCTCCAGCAACTCCGGTTGCTGATCCGTTTTGCTTGCTTTCAGCAGAGGCAACGATAATTAAGGGTGTTGTACCCGGTGCGGCAGGTGTATAGAACGATTCGTCTATTACGGTAACTGCTACGCCTGGTGAACTTAGTTGAGCCATTTTGTGATCTCCAATGAATACTATTTCTAATTGTATTTAGTGGATTTTGGCTTTTTGTATATGATATACAGCCTAGAAAAGGTTCTAAAAAGGCTTAAATAAAATATGAGACCATTATGTGACTGCGGACTACGGCCTGTTGCTGTTAATTACTATAAACTAGGTAAGCCTTACTACAGGAGTCAGTGTGGAGCATGTAATAGAGGAGTAAAATTACCACGGTGGTTTACTAGCGGGTATCGTCCTAAATCATCCTGCGATAAATGTGGGTTTAAAAGTACACACAAAGAAGTATTCGCAGTCTTCCACGTTGACGGCGATTTGAATAACTGTAGACCTGCGAATTTAAAAACAATATGCGCCAACTGTCAACGCATATTACACAAAGAAGGTATTAAGTGGAAACAAGGTGATTTGATACCAGATCTTTAACTTGTTCAAATAAGTCATCGATAGTAGTATCATTAGGAATAGTAGCATCAAACTTAGTTCCACACCATGCGGTTTCGCTGGCGTGAATTTTTAATTTCGACATACGACTACTTGCGATTGACCAATTTATACAGCGATCACCGGCGTTCATGTCGCAAGCATCATTGTACCATTCAGGATCATCACCCCGCTTTACACGTATTACAATCCCGCCAGCGGCTTTAATTGATTTGATTTCGTTAGGGAAACGACAGTCACTAATAACAATGTCGTCTGTGCTGTTGCGTAGTTTATTTTCCAAACTGGCAATCCAAATGTCATCGTGGAACGCTTTGCGACATACCTCTGTGCCCCAGTATTGTAGTACCCAGCGTGGAGTTAACTCGGGCATATTCAAACGTTCTGACCACCATGGATCTACTTGTTCACGCCATTCACGGGCTTGTTTTGTGCGGCCTTCGAGCATGGTTCTGTCCCAACCAAATACATGAGCTACAGCATCTTTCAAACTGTTGGCAAACGATTCTCGTCGAAATCCGTGAAAGTTAGTAAGATAGTCGGCAATAGTATCTTTGCCGGAACCGATAAAACCGCACACACCTATAATCATAAGAAACCTCGTAAAGTACTGTTAGTATATAACAGATTTATTACAAGGTCAAATTATTTGTTAGCCAATAATAAAGGTCATTGGGCTTCCGCCCGATACTAGTTCGGCTAATTCTTTGTCTAATCTAGTTAGCTCTTCTTTGCTAGCTGATAGTAGTGCCGCGCCGTTGAGTGTAATACCACCTGATCCTGGGCCAGCAATTGACCCAAACTTAGAGCGTGCTTCACCTAACATTGCTTTACAAACTGCTAGGGTATAATCATACAGCCATTGTTTGGCATATATGTCTTGTAGCAGTACATAGTCTGGGCGGTAATTGTGGGTACGTAGCATAATCTGTTCGCCTTGGGCAAACGGACGTTGTAGAATTGTTAGCATGTGGCTAGTTGGCTTCCATTTGAATTCAATATAGCTACCAAACATTTTACCTACTAGCTTTTGATAACCGGCAAACAGCTCGTAGGTTGCTAATCCACCCATCATTGATCCAGACATCAAGTACGTGTTTGTATAAGCCAAGTTAAATGGCTCGAACAATGTTCCGCCAGCGCCTAGTCCGCTACGTGATCCAATAGCTCTGCGAAATACACTTTGTACTTCGATAATTTCGTCAGGCAACCGGTACTCGTTTTGATCCTGAATTAGTTCTAGAAAGCTATAACTTTCCTCTACACTGTTACTAC